CCTATATTTAGGAGATTCCTATGGATGTTGAAACTAAAGCTGGTTGGATTTATGCGGTTCGTCAACTAGCAACAGGTTTGGATACCGCTGAAAAGCCAGCAGTTGTTGCTCTGACTCCGATTGCTGACCCAGCTACTGCGACAGCAGCAGATGTTGCTACCCTTCTGAATGAAGTGATCGCTGCTCTACAGGCTTAAAGATTATAGGGCAAGCCATTTGGTTTTGCCCTCCTTAAATTAAAAGGAGAGGCTTTGCCCATGACTGACGAAGAAAAGATCAGTTTAATTCGAATTTTGATCGGAGATACTAAAACATCTCCTTTTTATATGCTTCTGACTGACGAAGAAATTCAAAGGCTTTTAGATTTCTCTAAAGGAGATGTTTATAAAGCAGCAAGGTTTGCAGCAGCAAGTGCTTATGCGCAATTATCTGCTTGGAGCACCCGTGAACGTACTGGTTCAATAGAAGTATGGAACTCTGTATCAACAAGCTACTTTAAAGTTCTTGAAAATCTGATGAAGGGTTCGGGTATGTTCATGCCTGATGGATTGTACCCTTGGTATGGAAGTAAAGATAGTTGCTCTAAGCTCTTGAATATTCAAGTGTGTGACCACGAAGACTCTTGTGGTTGTAACACTTGCAAAGCTTACGGTTCTACGTTCTGAAGGAGAAGTGAATGTCTATTCCAAGATTTCTCCTGACTAGAACAGTCCCACTTACCATCTACCGACAAGAAGCGGGTTCTTATGTCCGTGGCGTGTGGGTAGAGGGGTCAATCGTTGAAGTGCCAATTCGTGCAAACATTCAACCTTTGAAACCTTCTGAAGTTCAGATGATGCCTGAATCTGATCGCACCCGCGAGTGGTACAGGCTTTGGACAACTGACCTTGTAAGAACAAAGCAAGAGGGGGCACAAGGATATGATGCCGATGAATTTATTTGGAAGGGTTATCGTTACCAGATAATGAAAGCTCAGAGTTGGGACATGGGGGTTCTTGACCACCACGAGGCGTGGGCTGCTAGGATTTCAGTAACCCCAGACTGAGGTATTTATTATGGAAGATTTGGTCGGAAGTAGGTTCGGAAAACTGTTGGTGGTGGCTCTTGAGGAGCCCGTTAAAAACAAAAAAGATCGTGGTTTTTCCTACTACTATTCTTGTACTTGTGATTGTGGAAACACAACAATAGTTTTAAGAAGGAAGTTAAAAGAAGGGAGAACGAAGTCCTGCGGTTGCCTTCGCGGGGTAGCTACTAGAGAGAAGATGCGTGTAGAAAACGACCTAACAGGCAAGAAGTTTGGTCGATGGATGGTTATAAGTCGTTGTCCAGAGACATTTAAAAAGTTCTCCTGTCTGTGTGAATGCGGAAATTCAGCCAGCGTCGAAGGACATGCGCTCAAATCGGGAAAATCCACAAGCTGTGGGTGTTATTTTAAAGAACAAGCCTCTAGACGTTTAATGGACTACATAGAAGGATATCGCGAATCGGTCGGTTCTGATCCACTAACCCCACTTGTAAGTGAAGATGTTCTTCAACGCGCTGCTTTTAAAGAGAAGCTCCAGAAGAAAATACTGATCAGGGATAACTTCACTTGCGTCTTCTGTTCAACTAAGTCTTCCCAATTAAATGTACATCATCTCGACACATGGAAGCAATTTCCAGAAAGAAGGTTTGACGAAAGTAATTTAGTTACTTTGTGCGTACCTTGCCACAAGGAAATTCATTTTCAGAGGTATAGTGGTCCGGTGGATGAACTTAAAACTATACTATTAAAAGGTTACACTGAAAATGAAGTCTACCTGTCTTCTTATTTTCAAGAAGAAAAAGTCGAGTGGGCTGCTAGAATAGGGCCAACTCCATGAGTCTGAAGGTTGATAAGAAAGTTTGGGAAGCAATGAAAAAGAAATTCCGACAAGCAGATTCTATTCAGCTTAGTGTCGGCTTCTTTGAAGAAGATCGTTATGGTCCTGAAAATGAAAATCTTCCTGTTGCCTACATTGCCCGAATTCAAGATGCTGGTCTTGGACCTCCCGCTCGCCCATTTATGTCTGGTGCTCAGGGTTTGACTGGTGTTGTAAGAAGCACTCCGTACAGGAAAGATTATCAAGAAGCTGCTCGACGAATAATCCTTAATCTTTCAACCGTCCAGCAAGAATATGCAAAGCTGGGCACTTTCTTAGTACAAGATACAAAAGAAATTATTGAACAGTGGTCTTCTCCACCTAACGCAGCCCTTACCGTAGAACTAAAAGGGTTTAATGATCCTCTGATTGAAACAGAGACAATGAAAAACTCGGTTAAGTTCAAAATTGAGAAGGGGTGATAAATGGCAGGAGTTTATACAACAATAAAAGAAGCTGTTCGTAGGGGTGTATGGGCTTCATTGCAAGATTATTATCCCACATATAACGAAGATACAGCTCCTATTATCTTTTCTCATTTGAACGGTACAGAGCCGGATGACAGTTATGTCGTTATCTCTGTTCTCGGTGTTTACAGTCAAGGTAGAGGTTCTTCCTCAACTCTCACTAGCACCGATTTTAAAGTTTCTTATTCTTCTGCATACGAAGTAGAGTTCAGGATTCTCTTTGTAGGCGGATATAGTGGTGACATGGCCCACACTCTCTCTAACAAGCTGTACAGTCCTTTGATTCAAGATGTTTTCCGGCAGGAAAAGCTTGGGTTTATTCGTAAAGGAAACATTGCTTATAGTCCTGTCAAAAGAGAGACAAGGTGGGTTGATTACCACACATTAGACATCACTTTCACTTATCAAGTTGTTAGTGAAGAGCAGATTGATTATTTCGAGTCTGCGATTATCAACGGCATAGTTGAAAATGAGGGTGGAGTTGAAGTTTACAATGAAACCTTCGGCGTCCCTGATACAACCCCCATCCCAACTCCTACCCCATAAAAGAGGATTAATATGAGTGACCTCGATCAGATTATTCGTATCACGCTAACACGAGCTTCCCAGCCGGTTCAAACTGCTAGTTTCCAGATTCCATTGATTCTAGCAACATTTACTAACTTTGCTGAGCGTACTCGTGTATACGAGAGCATGACTCAGGTGGCAGAAGACTTCGATAGCACTGATAGCGTTTATGTTATTGCTTCCAAGCTCTTTGGTCAATCTGGCGTTGGTGCTGTTCCTCCGAGCATTGTTGTTGGTCGTCGTCAAGTTGACTCGATCACCGCAAGCATCGGAACTGTAGCAAATAACACAGAGTACAGTGTCACAATTAATGGCACCACTTACACCATCACTTCTGACGCTGATGCTTCTGCTCTTGAAATTGTAGCAGCCCTTGATACTGCTGTCACTGATGTAGAGATTAATTTCACTGACAACCTTGATGGCACTTTCAGTGTAGCTCCGGTAACTCTGGGTGAAGGTTGGAGCTTCTCCGCCTCTTCCAACATCACCGTTGGTACCACCGCTGCTACTGAAACTTGGGTAGAAGCCCTTGATGCTGTAACTGAAGACAACGACAGTTGGTATCTGCTTATTGCAGAAACTCACGTTGCTGCTGATCAAGAAGCACTGTCAGATGCTATTGGTGCTGTTCGTAAGATTTACGGTGTGTCTACTGCTGACGCCACTGCAACAGCTACCAGCACTACCGACATTGGTGCAATTCTTAGCGCTAAGTCTGCTGGTCGTACTTATGGTGTTTACCTCCCAACTGCTAACTCGGATTACCCTGAAGCTGCTTGGGCAGGCGCTCAGCTTGCTTACACTCCCGGCTCGAACGACTGGGACTTCAAGCGTGTAAACGGAGTTACTGTTTCTAAGCTTAGCGCCACCGCTAAAAACAATCTTCGTGAGAAGAACTACAACTTCTACACTGAAGTTGGTGGTGTAAACATTTTCCAAGACGGTAACATGTTTGATGGTCTACCAATCGATTTGAAAAAAGTCGCCTGAGACCGGAAGGTCTCTTGAAAACTCCTTTAATTGCTGGAAACCCGCGAAGACGTATTGACTACAACGTAGAGCCTGTTCTAAAATGATGGCTCAAGCGTGAAAGTTTGAAAACAATATGTTATGTGGCAATCAGCAGCCAAGCCCGAAAGGGAAGGTTCAACGACTAGGCAGTGATGCCGTAGCCTCAAGTGAGGCGAAATGGGGAGCCCCTAAGTATTGTTTATACCGGGTGAAGATATAGTCTGGTCTTACGCGAAAGCGTAAGTGGCGAAAAGGGAGAAACAAATGAATTACGAAAAACTTTACTTTGCGTTTATTGAAAAATATAGGAATCAGCATTTCGAACAAGGTGAATATACCGAATCTCACCATATTGTTCCTCGCCATGCAGGAGGCGATGATTCCAAAGATAATCTAATTGTTCTGTCTTATCGACAACACTGTTTTGCTCACCGACTTTTATGGAAAGCTTATAAGAAAGCCTCAGATTACAAAGCTTGGATTTTAATGAGCGGACAAGAGGTGGACAAAGTTATTGCTACACACAAAGCCTTGGGTAAAAGAAACGTTGAAACAGGACATTTAGCAAGAATAAGAAAGCTTGCTAATACTCCTTCAAGGCAAAAGAAGCTAGCAGAGCTGAACCACCACAAGGTTGAAACAGGACTTCTAGATGAGTACAGGCTGCTTTCTAATGCAGCATGGAGGGGTTGTTCACACACTGAAGAATTTAAAGAAAGAAAATCTCTTCAAATGAAAAAGTGGGCAACAGAAAACCAAGAACACTATGCCTCGATGATTGAAAAGTCTGTGGCCTTGAAGAAAGAAAATTCAAAATCTCTCTCCGAGGAAGTAATTAAAAACGCGCAAAGAAATGAAGAGTACCTGCACAAAACCTCTTCTAAAAGTTTAAATTTATTTGTATCACCCGAAGGTTTAGAGTTTCAAAGCCCGATATATGCTGCCAAATATTATTCAGAAGATTTGGACTATTGTGTGGTAGAGAACTGGTGCAAACGGGCTCAACATGGTTGGTCTCGGAAGCCTAAACCTTAGCAGTGCGGGATTAACGACCCCGCATGAACATAAACGGAACAGATTGTCATCGACTGGCTGTATGCCCGCCTGCAAGAAAGCATTTATTTCCGTCTGATTAATAGCTTGAAGATTCCGATGACCAATCCGGGTCTGGCTATTATTGAGAATGAAATCCGTACCGTTCTTTCTCAAGCAGAAGCTAACGGCGCTATTGATCGTGGCTGGAGCGTCTCTGTCCCTGACGTACTGTCCATTCCAGAAAACCTTCGTGCTCAGCGTACTGCTGGCGTATTTGTCTTCCGTGCTCGCCTTGCAGGTTCTATCCGTAAGGTTGAAATCGAAGGCTACCTCAGCGTTTAAGGAAAGAGCGGTTGACGTGCAGCCTCCATGTGTTGTAAAATAGTTAAAATTATCTGCTATGGAGGTCGCATGTCTGCTTATTATCTTTACAAAATTACAAACACGTTTAATTCTAAAGTGTATGTAGGAATAACTAAACATCCTGTGAAACGGAAAGCCCAGCACTTTAAAAATAGAAAATCCCACAAAACAATATCACTAATCAAACAGGCGATAGATAAGTATGGTGAGGATAATTTTTCTTTTGAAATTTTGTGTGTTGGTAGTAAAAACTACATTTTAGATTTAGAAGTTAAGGCAATCTGCGCCTATCGGGCCACTGAAAAACGCTTTGGTTATAATATTAAAGCCGGTGGACAGGGTGGTGCTGGTTATGAAATATCAAAGACTTGTAAAGATGTTCCGCACTATGTTTCAGGGTTTTGGTTTCCTAGTGTACGTTGTGCCCTAAAGCACATGAATATGGACAAATCTACATTCTTGAGACGAAAGAAACAAGGGTTGTTGGGGAACACGGAGCAGGTAGGGATGAAACGTGACTGGGGTCTGCCGCTGTATGTAGCGGGATTTTGGTTTCCGGATTTGTCTACTGCTTGTAAAACACTCTCAAGAAGTGCTATATCTCTGATGGCCCGTGTTCGTAAAGGCTCTGTCGAACAAAGTTTCTCATTAAGAGAGCAGTCCGGAGAGAATAACCACATGTTTGGGGTTCCACCGGAAAAACACCCCTCCTCAAAAGGAGTTATCGTTTTTGGGAAGAAATATTTCTCAATAAAACAAGCAACAGAGGACACCGGATTTTCTAAATATGTTATTAATAGGCGTATAAAAGAAGGTGATCCAAATTTCTCATATATTATTAACGAGGATTTCTAATGTCCGACATTGTTATTGGGAACTACTCCCCAGAAGCTGTAACAATTGTTATCTCTAAAGGAAGTTTTGTGCATCAAGTCACAGGATTTGCTGAGGGAACTTTTATCTCAGCCACCAGATTGGTGGCTGCTTCCGAACCGTTGATCTGATAGCGGCCTTGCGTGGTGACACGCATTGAATAACCTCTCTAATTCAGGGAAACCCCTAACGTAAAGTCGAGGGCAATCCTGAGCGAAGATTCTCTTTGAGAATAACGTGCAACGACCAGTCGAAAGACGTAGGGCCAAGTGGTCCGAAACGGGAGGGGGCTTAGAATAAACTAAGTCCGTGATATGGTCTCTTCTCATGTGAAAGCATGAGCTGCTGTAAAGCGAAGAAAGCTTAACGAACTTTCTTGAAGATTAAAGATATCGGTAGTGACATCACGGGTGGTCGTGTTAAGCGTCGTAATCGCTCGATGAACGTCACTATTAGCCTTCACCAATTTGCTGCCTCAAACACTGTTTTGCAACAGTTGCAACGAGCTGATGAAGAGGCCGATGGTAACGAGTGGGTCTTCTCTTGCCAAATCAAGGACAACAGCGGTCAAACTTTGTTCTTCTCGAATCAAACGATTATTGCTACTACCCCAGACCTAACTCTGAGTAACACTACTGAGATGCGAGACTGGACCTTCTTCATGTACAACGCAGACAATTTCATTGGCGGCAATACCCCGATGGATGACGCTGCTGTTGCTGCTGTTGAAGCTGTTGGTGGTCAAGTAGACGCTCGCTGGCGTCTGTAATGGAGAGGGAGACTTGCTCTCCCTTTTCTTTAATCTAATAAGACGGAGAGTTTTGTGGAAATCGCAAACTATATTCCTGAAGATGTGACAATCACCGTTGCGGGACTTCTGTCTCTAAATGGCTATGCTGATGGAACTTTCGTCTCTATTAGAAAAGATACAGTTCCTTTCGCTAGTAGACGAACAGCAGACAGCGTTGTAAGCCGCTTGTACACAAAAGACACAACTTATACAGTTGAGGTTACTTTGTATAGCGGAAGCTCAAGTAATGATGCTCTAACAAAGCTCTATCTTGCCGACGAAATCACGCAGATGGCCAAAATGCCTATCATGATTAAGGACAGCAGCGGAACATCTTTATTCTTTTCAGCAACTGCTTGGATTGAAGACATTCCCCCGTTGACACTTTCTAATAGATTTGAAACTCGTACTTGGGTATTTAAGGCAACACAAGCGGCGCTCAATGTTGGTGGTAATGAGGAAAGAGGTAGTACGATTGATTCTATTGTTTCAATTGCCACCGCTGCTCTTCCTTCACTTAATGGAATCTTCTGAGGTGGTGAATGGCTGATATTGTAACGTATTCCCCATCTTCCGTAACACTGGTAATTGATGACTTCCAAATCGTCGGATGGGACAGTATTTCGATTATCAAGACAAGTCCATCATTTATCACTATCCCCGGAATTAGGGGAAAACACACGAGGGTTAGAAGTCCAGATAAGTCCTGCACTATCCAGTTTGAGCTTATTCAAACAAGTTCGGCAAATGATATTCTCTCAGCGATTCATTCGATGGATATTGAGATGGGTACAGGTAAACTTAGTGTGATGCTGAAGGATTCATCTGGTACGAGTGTGTTTAGCAGCAGTGACGCATACATTACCAACTTCCCTGACGCCACTTTTAGCGGACAATTCGAAACTCGCACTTGGAGTATCTTTTGCCAAAGCGTCAGAGACTTTAAGGTTGGTGGCAACACCAGACCAAAAACTGTACTTGATAGCCTATTTGATAGTGTGTCGAGTATTTTTTAGAAATAAACCGGAGGAAATAATTTATGGCTAGTAAAGCTGGGATCATGGCTTTGCCGCAAACTACCATCGAACTTGATGGTGAAACTTATCTTGTAGATGCAATGCCCGCAACCGTCTCTCTTGAAGTTCAACAAGAACTTATGAAGACTGGCGGTGTGCCGTCTGTAGAGCTTATCAAGCGTATTATTATTGGTAGTGTTTCTTATAAGAATAAGAATATTGATAAAAACTCTTTTGACATTATCTTTGCTCGCCGGACTACCCACCTGTATGAGCTGACCAATCAGATTATTCAGTGGAACATGCCTGACCTTTTTACGGAAAGCGGTACAGACGAGTAATAAAAGACAAATCTGTACCAACCGTCAAGTCAAAAGTCGAGAAAGAGATTGAAGAAAACTTTTCTATCCCTTGGCAAATTTATCGTGTGGCTACACACAAGCTTGGCGGATTACATCTTATAGGTGAATTCTCTACATGTAGAACACTTAAAGACCTCTACGACATGCTTGAAGTGATCGATGTTTATGACACATTACAAGAAGAGGCTAAGAAAGCTGCTGAAGCAGAGGCTGAGGCTAAGAAAAGATTAACAAGATGAAGGTAATCTAGCGTGGAAATTGCCAAGTATACAGTTGGAGTAGATTTTAATCTTAAGTGGAAGCAGCTAGATAAGAACCTAAAACTTCTTGAAAAGAAACTAGCTAAATTCTCTGCTGGGAAACTTGCTTTCTCAATTGATCGCTTTGTTGTTGATCAGCGTAAGTTAAACATTGTCCTCGGTAATGCTCTAGACCGAGCCAGCATGACAACTGCTTTCTCAATTGATCGCTTTGTTGTTGATCAAGCAAGCCTTACCCGTCAAATGACAAGAGCTATGAAGAATGCTGCAAGAGCGGCAAGCTCCCAAGCAGATATCACCCCAAACGTAAATGGTCGCGGTGGTATTAGCACAAGACAGGCGGGTGTAGCTGGTGGTGTAGGTGGATTTACCGCTCGTGCTTATATGCCGCTTGTTGCTCTTGCTGGTGGCGGATATGGTCTTGGTGCTCTTAATCGTCGTAACCAAGAGATTGTTTCGGCTCAGCTACAGACTTCAGCCATTGTTCAACAAGCTGGCGGTAATGCTGCTCAGGGAACAGAGGCTTTTGATTGGCTTAGGGCACAAGGGGAACGAGTAGGTTTCAACTGGCTTGAGGCTATTCCCGATTACAACAAACTGATTTCCGGTCTGACTGGTGCGGGAATGACAGTTGGTCAAAGTCAGGGAGTTTTTCAAGGCTTCTCTGAATTGGCCCGCGTTAATAAGCTTGACCGCACTTCTCAGAATCGTTTGTTTAGAGCACTTAGTCAAGTGGCTGGTAAGAACCAGCTGATGTCAGAAGAACTCACTGGTCAGATTGCTGAAGCTCTTCCGGGGGGTGTTGCTGTCTTTGCTGAAGCATACCAACGTAAGCTTGCAGCAGAGGGACGTGGGGGTGGCAAAACTGGAAGCGAGGCAATTCAAGAACTTCGCAGCGCAATGGAGCGGCGTGAGGTCAAAGGTGATATTCTTCTGTATGCTGGGCAACGTGCCGGGGAGATGGCACAACCCGGTCTGACTGCGGCACAAAAAGCGTCACAAGCTGAGCAAGCAAGATTTCAGAATGCTTACAACCAATTAGCAATGGTGGCAAGTAATGCTGGTGTTGAAAGTGCTTTTGCTCGCCTGTTTAGAGCAATGGCCGATGGTGCCCGAGAGGCTGGCCCTCTGGTTGAATCATTAGCCAAAGGCTTTGATGAGATAACTAAATATGTCTCCGTAGCCATGCTTAGCTTTCAGTCACTGCAAAGATTCTTTCAGGGCCGAGATAGCTTCCTCGGTGACAAACTCTTCCCAGATAAGGAGACAAGAAGTAAAGCTCTTCTTTGGTTGGAATCTACTAAACAAGCTTTTACAGAAGTCAACACCCTGTTGGGGAACTCTATTACTGGTTGGCAACAGCTTTTGGGAACTTTAGAATCTAGTTCCGTACTAGATCGCCTTATGACTGCAATGTCTACCATCTCAAACAGTGCAGGGGCATTGAATGCTTTAGTTGAGGGTGATTTTGGAAAAGCTGGAGAGATGGCTGCTGAAGCAGGTAAGAGGTATGCCAACACGCTGACGGCCCCAGGAAGGGCAGGCGTAAATGCTGCTCTGAGGGGAGGTACACGGATGCTGGAAGCTATTGATCCGAGAGTAGATGTTGGGTCAACCGTACCACCGCAACTTAGTGGGTTCAGTGTAACAGAAGATTGGACTACTCAACAAAAAATACAAAGACAGTTGGCAGCCCAGCAAGCAGCTAAAGAGGGATACCCGAATCCAGTAGGGATTTTCCCAATGGACAAGCAGGCTGGACAAGTTACTGCAACTTTCAATATTTACGATGCAACCAATCCAGACAAGGTTGGGGAGGTTGTTCGTATTAAGCTTGAAGACATGTTTAAGGCCGTTAATGCCGAAAACCCAGAATTAGAATAATAGGAGAACAACATGACATTGGCTCTTCGTTGGACGCCTACTGATGCTGAGAATGAAGCAAGTGGCTTTATCTATTTCGATGCTGTAACTTCATTTTCTGAGCAACATCGTGGTCAGGTTACTAAACACCCTGTAGATGGTGGTGGAAGGATTACTGACCACTTTATTAAAGAGAACTCAGTATATAACATCTCAGCCGTAATGTCGGCAGTTGATGTTAGCGATGCAACCTTCATTATTATGGATTTAGATGGCGTTGCTCCCTACAACGTAGATATGGTCACTGAGCCTGTCTACATTATGCAAAGCAACGGATTGTTTGATAAAGTAAAAAGTTTCATTCCAAACAGCATTGGTCAGTTTCTTCCCAACACTGAACCAGAAGTTGTTATGCAGGAAGAACGCCTAGACTATCTCCCATACCTTAAGCGAGTTCTTCAGAACCTTGTAACTGGCCGAGTCTATAACCAAGATACTAGACAATACGACAGCAACATCCAAGTTGTTTCATTGTACGAGTATGATGAACTGAAGCTGACTAATATCGTTCGTGACCTTGTTGTTACAAGTATTAGTATCAGAGAAGATATCAATACTGGGTATGGGTTATTCTGTGACTTAACATTGGAGAAAGTGGATTTTATAACACTTCAAAAGACACAAATTCCAGAGAATATTCGTTCTGAACTCCAAGGTAAAGCATCTGGTAAGGTTAGTAAGGGTAAACAAGATAGTACAATTGGTACAGCAGGCGACGATGGTGCCCCTAAAGACACAGACCCTCTGAGAGCAGCGGTGGACGAACTATGACACTTAGATACGTAGATATACCGCTATTTGGAGACGATTACTACGGGTATTCAATCACTCTAGAGGGTAATTCGTACAACCTTGAGTTTCTGTATAACAACAGAATGGAGCTTTACACACTCTCTTTGTTTACAGCCGATGGCGAAGCTTTGGTACGGGGTCAAGCTGTTGTTCCCAACTTCCCACTACTAAAAGACTACGTGATTGATGAACTAACAGGGTTCTTTTGGATGGAGCCAATTGCTGAGATTGGCGATGAGTTTTACAAGACATATCCCAAAGACTTAGCTAAGTATTACAGGATGTTTTATATCTACGAAGACGGAGAATAAGAATGCTACTTCAACGTAACAGGGAATACTCTCTCTCAATCGGAGATTGGAAGAGTGGAGATGGACTACTAATCCAAAATTTACAAGTTACGTTTGATGTTAGTAAGTCTGCCAACAATAAAGATAAAACAAACTCCGCAGCTATAGAGATATATAACCTTTCAGACGAATCTTTGAGAGTCTTGGATACAGATTACCCGTTTGCTTCCTTCTCTGTAGGATATAGAGATATTGGACTTAAACAGCTTTTTGCCGGGCAAGTATACCTAGTAACCACTAGAAAAAGTGGAACAGATAGGATTACTCAACTACGTATGGGTAGTGGGTATACTGATCTTAACCATACACTCCTAAACCAACTCACCAGTCCCGGACGAGATGTTAAAGCGGTTTTAGAAGATATCCGTAAGAATCTTCCGGGTGTTTCTCGTGGTGTATACAACGGCACAAATCTAAACAATCAAGTGTTGTATGGTTATCCGTTGATCGGCACTCCTAAGCAGATGCTGAATGAGTTGAGCGAGAAATACCAGCTTGACTGGCAAGTCGATGATGATGTCTTGTATGTCCACGACAAAGACAGAGCAAATGACGAAAACTTCGATCAGGCTTACGTAGTATCAAGATATACAGGTTTGATTGAAAATGCTTATCGTGTTACATCAGATGAGCGCCGATCAAAGAAAGATAAAGTTAAGAAGCAAGGCGTCCAGTGGAGAATGCTCTTAAATCCAGATATCGTTGCTGGCTCTATCGTTAAGCTGGAAGACACACTCATTCAAGGTTGGTACAAGGTTGATGATGTGCGGCACTTTGGTGGTTGGAGGGACAACGATTGGTTTACCGAGGTTAAGGCCAGTGCTATTGAAAAGGTGGTGAGTACAAAATGAAAGAGCTTTTTCAAGAATCACTTAATGCACAATCAAACAAACTCCTGAATGAGATATGGACAGCTATTCCTTGTGTGGTACTTGGGGTTATTGATAGCTTAAATGGTGCAATGGTTAACATCCAACCAAGCATCAATCAACGAACCAAAGATGGTACTGTAAAAGAGAGAACCCCAATCTTAGGTGTCCCTATCGTATTTCCTTGCAGCAGAACCTCAGCTTTTACCTTCCCTATCCAAGCTGGTGATACAGGTCTTGCAATCTTCTCGATGAGAAACTTAGACGCTTGGAAGAACAGTCAAGGATTTCCGTCAGCTCCGCTAAACTTTGCCAAGTTCGACAAAGGGGACGCTATATTTGTTCCGGGTCTTCAACCTTCAAGCATTTCAGTGAATAACCCGTCTTCACGATTCTGGCCTCATAGCACAAAAGATACTGTTGTTGCACATAATATCGGAACAGCTAACGAAGTTGAAATGAGAATGACCCCTGAAGGTAACTTCTTAATTAAGACTAATGCAGACGTTCAACTTCAAGCTGAAAATGTTGCCGTGTCTGCCTCTTATATGTCGGTTGAAGTTGCAGATACAGAGTGGGTTGGAAATATTACACACGCAGGTGTTCTTAATTCAAATGGAATTGTGTTTGATAGTCACGTTCATACAGGGGTCCAGTCTGGTCCTAACACAACCGGAGGTCCGCAGTAATGGATTTTAAATTAGATTATTCGGTTGGCGATATCATCTGGAACAATGGACCACTAACTAAGACCGATGTAACACAGCCGTTTACGGAAAATGTTCAACAGCGGCTGTTTATTCTACTTCGTACATTCCAAGAAGAGTGGTTCTTAGATACTACATATGGTATCCCTTATTTCCAACGCATCCTAGGAAGAAAAACACCAAAATCTGTCGCTGACAGAATCTTCCAAGAAAAAATCCTAGAAGAGAATGGTGTCGCTGAAATACTGAGTTACTCGTCTAGCTTAGACAATCGAACTTATTCCGCAAAATTCAGTGTTCGTTGTACGAATGGTGAAATTGCTTCAGTAGAAATTAACAACATAGGGGCTTAATTTATGGCAGGTATTACACCTGAAGGCTTGGTGATTAAACGCCTGTCTGAAGTTTTAGCTGACAATAGAGCCAAGGCTGTCGAGCTTTTTCAAGACCTCGTTTCTGTTGGTGATGTAGTAGACACGTCTGCCAGTTCAGCACTTGGACGACTAATTGCACTTGCCGCTCCGGGAGAGGCTGATCTTTGGGAGGCTGTACAAGAAGTATACTCGGCTTTTGATCCAAACTCAGCAACAGGTATTGCTCTTGATAATCTCGTAGCTCTTGGTGGAATCACTCGCTTTGCTAACACATTCACCACAGCACAGGCTATCTTCACGGGCAATAATGGAACTCTCATTCCCTCTGGAAGTGTTGTTTCTAGTGACACAACCGGACAAAGCTTTAATGTTGTAGCGAGTGTGGCGTTGTCTCCTTCTCTTGCTTCTGGTGTCACTATTACAGTACCAACTGTTGCTAGTAGCACGTTATACACCATCACTTACTCTCGGATTACCAGTTCAAACACTGTCAACTACACAAGTGGTGTTGGAGCAACAGCAGCGAGCATTCTCGCAGGACTGAAAGCAGAGATTGACGCTAATCATCCTCAATTGATTGCTACTGTTGTTGGAACGACTCTTGAAATTGATCTTGACGATATTTTCCAAGTAACTTCTTTCAGCACATCAGCTAATCTTGGGATCACTAAGGTTGATAAGATTGGTGACTTGATTACTCAAGAGTATGGCCCTATTGAGCAAGCTCCAAATACAATCACTTCTATTTCTACTCCTGTTCTTGGCTGGGATAGTGTAAACAACCCGATCAGTGCCGTAGCTGGGCGATATGTTGAAACAGACGAAGAGCTTCGTGAACGCTTCCGTGTAAGTAAGTTTGAACGAGCTTCCAACATTCTTGAAGCATTGTATTCTGCTCTCATCAATCTTGACACTGTAGAGCAAGTTATTATCTACGAAAATGATACTGATGTAACCGATGCTAATGGCATCCCTGCTCACAGTTTTATGCCGATTGTTCTTGGTGGTATTTCCACGAACATTGCACAAAGTATTTGGGAGAATAAGCCTCTTGGTATTCGTAGTTATGGTAACACTTCTGTAACGATCTACGACAGCCAAGGCTTTCCGCACGATATCGGTTTTGAGCGTCCAAATCCTGTCACCATTTATATTGACTTGGATATTACCACCAACTCTGAGTTTCCTCAAGATGGTGAACAAGCAATTAAAGATGCGCTTGCAGCCTACATGGAAGCTCAGTTTGGTATTGGTGAAGATGTTGTTTACAGTCGCCTCTATACGCCAATTAACTCCATCCCCGGACACCAAGTAAATAGCCTAACTATTGGTACGTCTCCAAGCCCGGTCGGAATTAGCAACATCCCCGTCGCTTTCAATGAGTTGTTTTCTCTTGATCCGAATAACATCGTAATCACTGTATCTTAAGGAGGGTGCTGATGGCTTTAAATGAGTTTGACACAGTACCCTATCTCGAAGAAGCCCGTGATCGCGTAACCTACGCTTTCACCGATAAGCCCATCTTCGATAAGTATCTACAGTTGCTGATCCTTGGTCAAGTTGAGATTCAAGAAGCTTTAAAACAAGTGATGCAGCTTCGTAGCATTGATACAGCAGAGGGTGAGCAGCTTAATGTAATTGGTAGGATTGTTGGGCAACCCAGAGAACTTCTTGAGGCAGACCTTTATGAATACTTCGGTTTGCAAGGTGCAACTAATGCACAAAGCTTTGGTGAGCTTGGTAGTTCAAGCATTGGTGGTTTGTTCTACAACTACGGAACACCACTGGGTGGTAACGTCTTACTGGATGATGCAACCTACCGTAAGTTTATCAAAGCTAAGATTTTCAAGAACGTAACAGCATCTACACCGGAAGAATTTATCACTGTTGTAAACACGATCTTTGATCCTCCCATATCGATCAGCTCCGAGGGTGATGCTCAAGTTACATTGATGTTTGGGCGTATTCTAACAGCTTTTGAGAAAGCTCTTCTGAACTACGTGAGTACATCTCAAGGCTATCCCTCAAGACTTATCCCCAAAACAGTTGGTGTCCGTATTAATTACGGAGAGTTTGATGGGGGGAATTACTTTGGATTTCAAGGTGCCCCCGGCGCTAAAGGCTTTGGGGAATTTACAGGCACATACGGTTATGGTCTGGGTTATGGTCTTGAATACGGTGACTCAGACTTCGAGCTTACTGGCGACGGTGGTCTTTGGGCTACGCTTTACTAATTAAGAGAGGAAACAAATGACACAATTTTTGAAGCCTAGCAATCTAAACAATGTGTGGGCTAGTGGTGGGGATCGGATTTATCCCGGCGATACTAAATACGCAACTGGTTGGCAAGTGGAAATCCCACCCCGTCAATACTTCAACGAGATTGATTATAAGCAAGATCAAATGCTTGCTCACTTGAATCAACATGGTATCGCTGTGTGGGACAACGAAACAGAATATCAAGCAGACAAAAGCTATGTTCAAGGTTCAACTAGTGGCGCAATCTACAGATGCACTCTAACACACGGCGGGAATCCGGGTGCTGCACAAGACCCCGAACTAGATACATCTAATACTTACTGGGAGGTGGCTTTTGCGTCAGCCGGCGAGTTCTATACACAAACAGAGAGCGATGCCCGGTACGCACAAATCTCCAATAATGGAAGTGAGTATAGCCCCGCCGCATTCCGCAACACTATCAGTGTTTACAGTAAAGCTGAAACTTACACAAAAGCAGAGGTCGATAGTCGAACTACTGTAGCATCTGCACTTCAAGCTCAGACCCAAACCAGCAACACTGTTTTGCTGACTCCTCAGAGACTCGGTGACAGTTTTGGAGGAGCTAACCAATCACTTACTCAAAACGGATTTCAAAAACTTCCTGGGGGTTTGACGTTGCAGTGGGGCGTGGCAACTGTTTCGGTATCGGGGACAGGGGGCACTACAGTAATTACGCTACCAACCGCGTACACGGCTTCTTGTTTCATGGTTGTTGGTAACTTATTGTCTAGTACTCAAGTTAATGACAATTTAGTGGTTAACACTTCCGTGGTTAGTACCTCACAAATAAGACTAACCTTAGACTCTGCTGGAACCGCAACACCGCCTCAAGGTAATCAGCAAGTGTACTGGTTTTCACTAGGAGTATAAAATGCCGCAGAAAATAAGCCCTTTTATTGATGCCAAATATGGTTGGGATTTTGGGGAGTCCGGGTGGAATTCGGGGATGGATGAGAATCTGCTCAAATTCTCTTTCTTGCTTGACGGGAATATCGATTCAATTGTGTCCTCCTTACCGACCGCTGTTAACGGAAAAGCCCACTTTTTGACGACAGACAACAGAGTCTACTATGGCGTAGAGGGCTCTTATAAGTCATCGTCCGTGCCTAAAAATTTCATATTCAAAATAAAAACTACTGGGGAACATTATCAGTTTGATGGTTCAACTCTAGTATCGGTGCGCAGTCCTTTGCAGGTTAAACAGGACCTGCAGAGCCTTGAGAGTGATTTTGATGCTCTGGGTACTGCTGCCTATGAAGATTCTTCATCTTTCGTCACCCCCTCCCAATTAGATGTAACCACTGCTACACTTTCAGCCTACACAGACGCACAGGTAGCACCGCTGTCGGATTTTGTAGAGGATTTGCAAGACGGCTCTTCGCCAAGCAGCGGGGCATCCCTAGTTGCATATGACCCGGCTCTTTCCTACTCGAACAACTCAGTTGGTGCATATCTCTCCAACCTGGATAGTAAGCTGTCCTCTTTCGTGTTTGCTCAAGAATGGGTGACAAGTGTTGAAGCTGGTGCAACTGATCCGGTAGTTAGTGCTAGCCAATGGGAAGCTCTCAGGGTGTATGCCGAGAACAATAAGTCCACTGTGTTTGTTCCAGCAGGAACTTATGTCCTTCCCCAGGATGTTCGACTGGATGCCGACAACACCGTATGGCATTTTGCTCCGGGGGCGGTCTTGAAGTTGTGGGACACGCAAGCGGATAATGACTTTATCTTATTCTCGTCCCCGGTAAATCAGAGAGTTGTAGGTTTGAGGGTGGATGCCAATCGCGCAAATCAGAACTCCACTACGTTCGGCATTAATAATTGTGCTGTATTAATCATCGATGCCAATAACTGTGTCTTTGAAGATTGTGAGATCATAAGCTCTCCGGCTAAGGGTTTCGCTATTGTCTCTAGTGCGGGAGGTACTAACCGCAATCTTGAGGTGAGGGGGTTTACAGGGAAAGACTGCAACAATCAGTGCCTACACGTAGATGGTAACAACATGACGGGATTTTTTGACCGCATTGTTATCGATGGGGTGCGAATTGGTGCTACATCTCACGCCGGAGTCGCGCTGAATGATGGGGTCCACGATGTCGTTATCAGTAACGTTATAGCGGATGTACAGAACACTACTTGGGACGCTGTTGCAGTCCGGGATAGCTGGGATATTCAGATGGTCAATATCAAGGGTAAGCGCGGGCGCAACGGTGTTCAAGTTCAACGACTAAACGGATTTACAGGCCGTATCCAAATGGACAACGTTGTTGGCGAGCAAAACAGCCAGAACGGGATTCTGTTCCTAGGTTGTGAGAATATTAACGCGGGCACCATCACCGGCAGAAATAACGCCGCAGCTGGCATTAATATCGCTGCGACTGGTGGCGGGTATCGTTGTAAGAATGTAACCATCCAGTCTCCACAAGGTTATGACGACCGGGAAACTCCGGCCCAACAGTGGGGTGTATTAGTGCAAGGGGTAGACGTGGCTCGTCTTGGTAAACATCTCGCATATGGGAACACCACTAAGAACGTCTCGATTAACCGTTCACTTTGCACAGATGTCCAGTCGGAAGTGTATCGCTTGGTTTCTGCTACTTCTGGTTCAATTGCAGCACTTAGCCAAGCCAGCGTCACCATGACCTTCGCTGAACCTATGGATGATTCTACCTACGATGTTGTGTTGTGGTCAGAGGTGGCAACAAACTCTAGAAGCGTTGTACCGGGACATGTGATCACCAAAACACAAAACGCCATTGTGGTGCTGGCCCATAACCTGAATAGCAGCACTGCGCAAGAGGGGACAATCTTCGCAAAGGTTACGCGGAGGCCATAGCTCTGTGAATATCTCTGACTTAGCTAAAGCTGTCGGAATTAGTGAAGACTTGGCGGCCCTTTGGTGGTCGCCAATCACTAATGCTATGCAGCGATATAATATTAACACCCCCCTACGCAAAGCTCATTTTCTTGCTCAGATTGGACATGAATCCAATAGCTTCAAATCTGTAAGTGAGAGCTTGAATTACAGCGTAGATGGACTTCTTAAAACATTCTCTCGTGCCCGTATATCTGAAATGGATGCTCGTAAGTATGGACGCACTTCCACACAACCAGCAGACCAACAAGCAATTGCTAATATTGTATATGGTGGTGAGTGGGGAGTAAAGAACCTCGGTAACACTCAACCCGGAGACGGCTGGAAGTTTCGCGGAAGAGGCTTGATCCAAATCACAGGACGTGCTAACTACACTAAGCTCAATCAAGCCCTTAACTTCGATCTTGTTAATCGTCCAGAACGTCTTGTAGAAGATAACCTTATCTCTGCATTAGCAGCGGCATGGTTCTGGGACAGCAGAGGATTAAACTCTTTTGCTGACAGGGATGATATTCTGACCATTACTAAACGGATTAATGGCGGGACGCATGGCTTAGAAGATCGTAAGAAGCGTTTGGAACGGGCTAAGAAAGCTTTGGGGGTGGTATAAATGCAAAAGGTAAAGGAAGTGGTTGTTAGTACAACTAAGGACGTGGTAAAGCCAAAGCTTCTCGATAACTGGCGTGAGCTTCTTAAAAGCTACTCATTCATCTTCCATGCTCTGTCCGCGC